GCATTGAACATGATCGCACCCGCGAACTGCCGCTTTCTGACTCCACGCTTGGCAGTCTTGGAAGCACCAGACAGGGCAGAGGAGGTTGACGTTGCCACCCCCGCGTGGCTGATGGTCTTGTAGACCGTCTGGATCGTGTTGGCTGAGTAAGTAACTGGCATGTTGTGTCACCCGCTCCCCCCCGAGGGGGGGGGAGAAGATGACGGGCCTTTATGGTCATCCCGCAAATGTGGGCGGTTCAGTAGACACAGATACGCCGGTGATATACCAATGCGTCCCGTCGCACACAACAGTAATGTCTGTGCCTGCTTCTGCGTCAACAGCCGAAAACTGGTAGTTACTTGATCCATTTGCTTCAACCGAAGCGTTGTCGCCGCCATCGTGAGAATGGTTGACACCACCCTTAAAAAGCGATGATGACACAGCAGTGTTGATGTTGAACTCATCATTACCCGTGTCCGACTTGTGGACAATCGCCCGGTAAGTAAGGCCAACCGCTGCCGCAGGAAGTGTCAGTGTTACATTTCCGCCAGTAATGTCGGCCACAATCAGTTTGCCCGAATCTGCTGCGACAAGCGCTGTCGTGCCAGAAGTAACGGCCTTAACCGTAGTGTGCCTCGCCTCGTACTGGGCGATCTCTCGAACTCTATGTGGACTTGGCATGATGAACTCCTATGCCTGTGGGTAGATACGGACCCACTCGCCGTTTATGCCCAGGAAAGACCTGATACGAGGCACTCCCAATGAGTACCTCTTGATACAAACGCGGCCATCGTTCCTGGGGCAATGGTCGTGCTTTCGTTGTCATTCGTAATGATGGACGCGGATCCGCCAGTCTCGGCAATCCAGAACGTGTCTCCATCGTTCTCGTCCGTGGCCCCAGGGAAGCATACGCCGCGATCCTCGTTCCCTGCGTCCAATGTCTGGAAGCGGTTTGCCTCATCGTCCTTGAGGATCCTTGTATCCGTCAGGGCTTCAGAGCAATAACCAACTGGGAGCGTGGCCATGTTTTCAAATGCTGGGGTCATGGTGTTTCTCGTCATGAAGGATCAGATGTGGAATCCCACGGGAGCTGGTAACTAGGTGTTGACATGTACAGGGCCCCGTTTCGCAGGGGACCGTATTCTGGTTGGATGATGCCGTCCTTCTCCTTGAGTCGGTGGTACATGACTCCACCCTCCACCTCGCCCAAGCGTTGCTCGAGCCCCTCCTCCTCGTACCCAAGTGCGAACGCGCGGACCAGGGCAATCAGCGACGACTCGGCGTAGTCGGGCACGACGGCGTTGTCCCCATCTGCAGCCAACTCAACCCACTTGGCCCTGTACACGACGGAGATGTTCTCTCCGGTCGTCGGAGTTGGGTAGAGTTCCAGCCTCGGGGCAGGTTGCGCAGAACCCTCGTCCGATGGGGCGGGGTGTGATATGGCGATCCAGTAATGATTCGTGACGCCCGTACTCGTGGATCGCCTCTGCACCAAATCCTGAAACGTGGTGAACGTGAAGGACCGAACCAGGCCATCAGACATGTTCATGGCGATCACCTCGCCAAAGTCCGTGGGCAGCTCGACGTGGTCCTGGCTTGCGACCGTGGTAATGGTCGCAGGCGGACGCTCTCGGAACTTCCAAGGCGTCATGAACATATGCCGACCCGCCTCGTTGATGATCGTGGCCTCATCCAGTTGTGAGGCCACGGAGCCGCCGAGGGCGTGCTGGACGTGCTGCTTCAGGGTTGCAAGGGTGATAGCCATGGGTCAGGTCGCCAAAAAGATTCGGACATTGGCAGTGCCGCCGCTGCTGTTGTAGCACTCGATTCGGTCAATGGTGTCTGCGGCCCAGTTGGTTTCCCATGTGTCTATTTCGGCAGCGTAGTTGGAGGCATTGACTGTAGCAGCCATGTCGCCCCGATTTCGACTGTCGTCGTTCGACAAGATGAAGGGGATTCCTGCAGTCAGTTTGACTACAAAGGCATTCTCCAAGTCGCTTCCGCCGATAACCCCATTCTCGTTGCACAAGAGCTGGATCTCGACAGCGGCATCAGACTCGATCCAGAGGAAGTCAAAGTCCGATGTGGCGGTGCTATCGCTCCACAACTCGACCAGCGTACTGTTGGCAATGGAGAAACGCTGATCGTAATAGTGGGTGACTGAGATGGTATCAGCAGCAGACGTGCTGCCACCAGTAATGGTTCTAGCATCGTCCGCGTCTGTGATCGACACCGTGAAATGTGTTGTCAGGCTTAGGGTAGCCATATCATTCTCCGATCAAGTGATTGCGAATACTCGGACCTTGGCATCGGTGCCGGATGTGTGATAGAACTCGATGCGGTCGATCACGTCTATTATCCAGTCGTCTTCCCAACTGTCTATTTCATCCCCATAGTTACTCTCGGAGAACCCGGCGTCCATGTTGCCCATGTTCCTAGAAGCATCATTCGACAATATGAAGGGGATGCCGGGATTCAACTTGAGAACAAAGCCATTCTCAATATCGTTGCCACTCAGAGATCCACCCTGGTTGCACAAGAGTTGGATCTCGCCTACCTGATCGGTTTCAATCCACAGGAAGTCGAAGTTGTCAATCACGTCGTCGTCCAGAATCCTTGTGGGGTTACCCCCGGATGAGATGAGATACGTCCGGTCGAATATCTCGCCGCCGTCAATCGAGATTGTCTTGGCAGTAGATGTACTGCCGTCCGAATACAGGTTGCCATCGGCATCCGTGTAGTCGAACTTTTGGTATAGGTTTACACTTGCCATTTGGCATCTCCATGTACAGGTTTTTGAATGACTTCCTCCCCCCGGTAGGGGAGAGGAGTCTTGAGTTGTTAGTCAAAGGAAACTAGACGTTTCCAAATCCTGCGCCGTTGAAGTAAACACTCTTCAACACTCCATCTGCAAGCACTTCAAGCGGGAGGGCCAGGACTACGTCTGTCTCTGTAGTCGTGGCAATCAACTCGCCTGTAGTTGCTTCGCAAGTGCAAGGAACGCCAATGGCGGTTGTATCGCCACCGAGTGCTTCCACGATTCCACGGAAGCGGACCATGCCGGTCGCATCATCCGCAATATCTTCCAAACAAACTGCGTGAAGTTGTCCGGTGATTGGGGGATGGGCTGCCTCAATGACATTTGCCCAAATACTTGTTGATGAACCAACAATAGTATCTGTAATGGCAGCGTCACTTGTAGTAGCCAAAGTTCCAAACTTTACAACTTCACCCTTATTCTTCGCTCCACCCCGAGCCGTAACACGGACATCGAGTGTAGAGGGTGTAAGACCTAGTGGGCCTTGTACAGATGCGTCAAACATTGGTATTTACCTTTCTATGTCAAGGGGTCACAGTCCCAGGCTTACGCCTGCGGACAAATGATTCCCTGCCGTTGACGGCTGTTACAGAAGAGGTTCCACCAACAGTCAACAGGCTGCACGGTCGTGAACGGCTGATTAGGATGCCGCATCGGATCATGCTTCTCCATGTACCGACGTGTGTGATACACGGGGGTCATGTAGTTGCCATTGAGCCACCAGTAACGAAAGCCATCAGGAGTGGAGCCTGATTCAGACGCACTCGGAGTCGTGCCGTTGATCGTGGCACTGTCCAGTTGCGCGACATAAACGAGGTCGATACCACTGTACTGAGGCATGTTGTACGCTGGATCCTGCTTGTTCACCAGGGTGTCGTTCGCGTCACGAAGCATCCTCTTGTAGAGGTTGATTCCGCCACGGGAGCAACAGATGAACTGACGATTCAGCTTGTCCTTCTCAAAGTATTCCTGCTTGGTAGCAGGGGGAGTGAACTTCACTTTGAGGAACATCTCATCAAACTTGTCGAGGAGGCCATCCTGGTCGCCATCTGAATCGTCCGGGTCATCGTAGTCGTAGCGGGAAACTTGGTTTCGCCACTTGGACTCGTTCGCCGGGTTGACCCCCATGATCGTGGTATCACTTGTCCACGGAACATAGGTGGTGCCGTCCGTACCATCATGCTCGGAGATGAAAGCCGGGATGCTGAACGGGAGGGAACCAGTGTTTGTTTCCATCTCGCTTGCATTACCGCTGGCCTGCTTCCACAGGTCGCCTTCCATTCCGTTCAGGAATGAAGTCCAAAGACGCATCTCCTTGATCCGCTTCAGTCGCTTGTAGGCGACCTTCTGCGCATCGCGGGAGAGTCCTTCGGACACGTTGAGTTCAACTTCTTGATCCGTCCACGACATGTGGTCGACGGAGAAACGCCAGTTGATCTCCAGGTCGGTGATGACCTGTGGATTGCTCCATGAGAACGTGGCGTTCGGCTTGTAGTGGTCATACGTTGAGGCTTCGTCAAAGAGGATCGAATCGTTGATCGTCTTGCCACCCTGAACGGAGACATCCGTTCCCTTACCCTTGAGAAATCTCCCAAGGATGTAGGTGTTCTTGACAGCCTCGTTGATGACATCTTCAGCCGAAGTCAGGTAACGGGGACCCGTCACCTTCATGAAGTCGTTGAAGTTGGCTAGTGCTGTGCCAGCCATAAGTCATACTCCTTCTCGGGGCAATCGCCCCGGAAACTATCCATTGTAAGCAGCGGAAGCCCCGTCATACCCCTTGCCCGAGAGCAGTGCGTCCAGGGCATCGTCTTCACGATCGTGGACGGACTTGCTCATCGCCGGGCGAGAGGTTTGAGATGTGACTGTAGGTTGCCCGGATTCACGCAGCGAGTGCTGCTTCTGCTCCAAGGCATCCTGTTCCGCTACCTCTGCAAACCTGAGCCTGTATGCGTCGGCCATGAGGTCGTCCATTGTCTCATACTCGCCAATCGTGGCAAGTTTTGACATCTGTTCGACCACCGTGGCGAATGACTCATCATCACTCAGGCGGGGGAACCGTTCCCCCAATCGACCCCGAGTTTCATCGATCGCTCGACGTTCCACGTCCTGATACAAGTGCTGGATCATTTCCTGCTGTTGATGAAGGATGTAGGTAGTCTCGTTCACGAGTTCACGAATCGGGGACATGACGGCTGTTGCGGCATCCTCGCCAAAGATATCGGATATCTCGCTCTCGTAACGGTTGATCATCTCAACAGAATCGGTGGGTTGGGTGGCTGATTGATCTTCACCAGTACCCTCCTCCTTGCTGTCAGATGTCTCGCTAGATTCTGCGAGTTGGGACTCGAGTTCTTTGACTTTGGCACCATAGCCATCAACGTCGGCCTGGACCTTGGCTCTCTTGAGTCCCCAATCAATGACTGATTGAGGGTTCTCTTCTGCCATCTGGTCAATGACCGAACGCGGCACGCCATCCCTTTGCAGGGCGGCAACTGCCTTGCCGTAATCTTCGGACGATAGTTCAGCAGGTTTGCTGCTGTCAGGATCCTGGACCGGCGTTTCATCAGACACGGCCTCATCGGCCACGCCTGGGTGAATGCTTTCTTTGGGGGAAGACTCCTCTTCCCCACCCATCAACTCGTCGAGAATAGCGTCATCCGCAGAGTCGTTGCTCAGGGTGACGCCCTCGGACACTGGAACCACGGACTCAGTTGTTTCAACTGCTGCCGGTTCCGGTGCTACGGTGGTGGTTGGTTGTTCTTGAGGTTCGTTTTCCATGGGTATCTCCTTGGGGTTCAGCCTCGTGGGTAGTCCCTATTCCTTCGCCATGTCATGTTCTGCAGCCACATTACGTTCATGTGCCTGCGACTTGATGATCGGTTGTCCCTTGTTGTTGCAGTCGCACCCGTTGATATTCCGGGGCAGGGTCCTGCTTATGTATGGGTACTTGTGTGTCTTTCGTGCAATGCCAGCCCTGTCGAGTATGAAGGAGGCAATCCTGCGACAGGTGGACCCGCCGATCTCCACGAGATCGCCAATGCGAGGGGCGTCGTTGTACTCGAAGTACGCTTCCACCTTGCTGCCATCCTTCTGGTTGACGAACTCGTAACTAGGCATCAGAAGCCACCCTCCTGCGGTGCCGCCGACATCTGTGTTGCTTGGATGTCAGCCTTCTGCTGGGCCGATGCAAGCTGCTGTTGCTCTGCTGCCGTCTGCTGCTGCTGCTGCATCAACTGCCCGAGCATCTCAGAGTCAATCAGGCCGGAGAGATCAGGCATGTTCATGGAGTCGCCAAGTTTGTTGAGCATTCCGTTCCAGTCCACGTATGGCATCTGCGGCATGGCCGATGCAACATGGGTAATGATCTGGAAGGCTTCCATGGCCCGGTGTTGCCGGAGCCCTTCATTCACACGCTCCATGCTATAGGCATCCACCTCGAGTTCCAGATCATCAAATGACCCAGAGTCATCCATGCCTCCAACGAACCAAGGTTCGCCCATGCCCAGTTGATCAGCGGCATCTGCGCCGAGGGGGAATGCGACCCTATCATCGTTGTGCATGAACCACGACACCTTCATGAGCGTGTTTCGTACCGACTCCTGGAACTGCTGGCGGATGTAGGCAAGACGCATGGTCGAGGAACCTTGGGCAATGCTGACCTCGGTCGCCGTGGCATCGCCCGTGACGTTGCCCCGCATGGCATCATGGATGCCGCTGTTTCGGTCAAGACGATCGCGGGCCATCTGGATGTATGACACCTGCTGGTTCGTGATGCCGCCAAGTTCCATCTGGATGACGGAATCGTTGTCCAGACCCTCTACCGGAACCACGAAGTCATGGGGCTGCGACTTGACATCCTGAACGAGTTTCTTGTTCTTGGAGTCTACGAGGATGAGTCGCTTGTAGTTTGCTGCAGAAGCCGAGGCCGACCGGATGTGGTCGTTCAACTCGTTCATCTGACCGGCGGATGCCATGATCGGGGACAGTGGGTATGGAGAATCGGGCACGTAGTACGCTCCGTACATCGTGTACGGTCCAGTCGGGGGTCCGTAGTACGGACGCGGCTCTCGAATGAAGTCTGATTTCTTTGAGTCCTTCTCGCCGTAATAATCGCCTCCGGCAGCGATGGTGAAGATGGTTCCATGGAAACCAAACTCAGGGCCGGGACTGTTCTTCAACTGGATCTCAGGCACCCATAGGTCATAGGCAACAACCTCATGTCGCTCAGGCGCTTCCCGATGTCGAGACTCTTCGCCTATATCATCGTGCTCCCAGGACTCGGAGAGGTTCTCGATCACATCGCCGTTCCAAGAAGGATCCAGCTTCGACTCCTCGATGAGGTCCTCCTTGTCCCTGACCCACATGTGACCCATGTACCTGGCCTCGGGGACACTGATGGCCACGGGGTCGATGATGAATCGCTTGGGAGAGATGCGGTAGCAGTTGGGCCAATACGACTTGTACTTGGCCTGCGGATCCTGCCCAGGCATTGGAGCCTGTGACGTGAGAACCACACCGTAGGTGAGGAGTGTGTCGTATGCAGTCCGCTGAATAACACTCCTGACATTCGTATCCCTGACCCAGCGGTTGATCCCGTGTTCAATGGCCTTTGCCACGTCGCCCTGTGATACAGGCCGTCGTGATGTGACGCGAACTCGAGGGTTATCGTGGATCAACCTGGGGACCGTCAGTGACAGGTACTCGTACACGTGGTTCTCAGGAGCAAACTCCTCCACGTCCAGGCCACCATACATGGGGCCCACGTAGTCCTTCACGAGATCGCCGTAGTGTTCAAGGTGACTTTCGCGGAAGCGTTCAGCCGACTCGATCTCTTGGTACAGGTTTGAAGGTGTGGTGTCTAGCATTATGCAAATCCAGGCCCGCCGCCTCCGCCGTAAGACGGAGTGATTGGCGGGAACTTAGTTACCCCAAGTCCAAGGGGTGTATCCATTCTGGCTGGGGAAAAACTAGGACTTCCCATCATTTGTCCCCATTGCCACCGATCAGCGGGCCTCGCTGGGGCATAGCCTGGAATACGGGACATCTGTTGCCAAATGTTCCCCTGCTGCCCGTC